GAATATTGATAATATTAAAATGAAAAACAAAACATTTAATCGAGATAAGTTGATTAATACAATAAAGAAAGTTGTTGGAGACATACCTATATTCAGTGTCAGTTCTACTTCGACTCTTTCTATCGAACAATATATTAATGCAAACTCTCACAATGAATCTAAATTTTTGGAGTTTTTCAAAACAAATTTCGTAGGAATACCCAAAGATGGTACTCCCTTTATATCGGTTATCTTTGATTCGATTAAAAAATTTTATTGTATCCAAAAATATACATGGATGGATAAAGGAATTTATATGATGGGTGGTATCACTGTATCAAATGAGGTAGAACATTTGAAGAATGTAACATATTTTGGTAGTGAAGTACACGAAAAACGAAAGAATGATTTTGAATGTGGTGTTTGTTTTGAAAAATTTACCACTCCTTTAGAGGAGTTTAGAAATAATCCAAGTTTATATAATCCGGAGGACGTTTATATCAGGTGTGTAAGGTGTTGTAACAATGTATGTCTTGAATGTTCGATATCTATGATAAATATTAATAATGAACTAAAGTGTCCCTTTTGCAGATTAATATTGGCAACAGAATCTAATATAAAAAGGGCAAAACAAAAACATAAAACACATTGAAATTTAACAAAATTTGTGTTCAGGAAGTGTGGTATCACGTTTTTCGATTGAGTATATCAATAACCTGTTCGAAAAGCATTGCTTCGTCTTTGTTAAGGTATTTTACATAATCACATAAGAAGTTTGTTGTTTGAGTTTTTTTAGATATGGAGTTTGTTTTCGTATATGACCCATTCTTTTCTTTGAACGATTTAATTTCATGATAAATTTCATCGACTTCTTTAACTATGCTATTACTTTTTTCGTTGTTTTCGGGTGCCCATTTAGGTTGAACGTTCATGTATAGACAAACATCCTCCATTGATAAATCTTCGAATTCCTTGTATCTAGAAAACGGCAATATGTGGTCCACCACCCAACATCCATTTCTTTGTCCATAATTATCCCAATTCATTCCATCTTCGAATTTTGATTCTAAATGCACACGAAACTCATTCTTAGTACATCCTAGTAATGGTACATATGTATCAATCTTATAATTATTATTTATTATTGAAATGTATTTCAGTCTTAATAAATTACTGATTCTCTTTTCTTCATCTGTTAATTCATATTGTTGTTCCAATTTATACAAAGGACGGTCAGTTGGTAGAGAGGATGTGTCGTAATTTTCTAATGTACGTAAAACATAATCGTTAACAATATAGCGTTTTCCATCGATTGTTTCCTTTTTCACTTTACCGTTAACATGAATATCGTAACCACACTTATTTAGAGTCGATTTCAGAAATTGAATTCGAAACTGAAAGTCAGTTTTCCCAGATCCGTCTGTTGACGTTTTTTTTTTATCTTCAGAAATATGTCTAAAAAGGTAAAATCTTATTTTATCCTTGTTATCTTTAAAAAAGTCAGCACATTTTAATACATGACTCCGTGGAATGATAGCACCGGATTCCGTGGTTCCAATTTTTTCAAGGATAGAATCAATAAGTTTAAATTGTTCTTGTTTGAACGTCATGGTACTGTAAATTATGCTATCATTTAATTCTTTAAATAATCTTTAACACAAATTTTGGTAATTTTTAGGAAGTGGTCTAAGACCGATTTGTCATCACTATATAGATTATTATCGGTCTTAGACCACCTGAGAGAACACAAATGTTGGTAATTTTGAGGGAGTGACTCTAAATATTATACCAATATATATTCACCATTATCTCCTTGTTCATAAAATTCGTCACTATTGTCGTAGGCTATGGGCGCGTTTGTGAAGTTAACAGTTATTCTGCAATCTGGTCCGTTTATACAAAAACACATTTTATCATGTAAATTATATGAAATTGTAGTACCAGGTGTTTGGAGTTTGTTTTTATACTCTTTTAAATAGCCCCTTTTAATAGGTGACATCATATAATCTACAAATACAAGAATTTCGGACGTGCTCCAATCAAGGAATTCCCACGTAATACTCGTAGGATACTTCATATGTGGATAATGGTTGCTTATATTGCCAATGCCATCAAATAATTTCAGATAGTTGTATTTTTTGAACGCTGTTTCATAAACAAGAGAAATAAAAATCGTTCCCTTGTGTGAATGACAAACTACGTGCGCATGCTTGAGACGATTATTAAGTCCAGCTTTTTCAATGATATCCTGATTATGTTTTATTGCACTTTCGTCACCCCGTGCATCGTAATCAAAATTTAAATCGCAGATTCTTCTCTTAATATCTTGTCGTTCTTCATATACCCATTTTGCACCAGTTTTACAATAGAATGCGAGACTTTTATCATTTTTGGAAATTGTTGGATTACTGCGTTTATTATTTTTGGGATATTCACCAACAGATCGCCAATAGTTCTTTTTTTTTTCATTCGATCGATTTTTATTAGCTTTGTAACAAGCGATTGAGCAACAGCCGTTATATGCGTCGAATATTCTGTTACAGTAAAAAATCTTCGAGCAATGTTTACATTTATGCGTGATTGTTTTTGTTATCTCCGCTGTTTCATCGTCTTTTTTTTGTTTGGGATAAAGACAATCGTCACATAAGTAAGACCCACATAATTCATGTTTTGTGACATTTTGGGGGGCGTTCGGCTTAAACGAATGGCTCATAATTTCTTCCGTGGTTAACTCGCAGAAAAACAAGTTCTTGTCATTAGAGCGTATATCTTGTATTTTTTCTAGTTCGGTTTTATGTGTATGACAAATTTCCAAAACAGCGTTGAGTTTGTGTGAAAAAGAAAAAACTGCCACATCTACACGATACTTCCCGATTGTAAACTCTTCGTTTGCAGTTATATGTTGATACTTCGAAAAGTCCTCTATATGTGATTTTCTACAACACTTGCATTTGGAGGTTATAACACAAGATGATATGTTGTCACATAATATGCGCTTGCAATATCTGTGAGCTGTATGTTCACCACGGCATTCGGATGTGGTCTTGTGGGCAAAATGATGCGCGTTCTTACCCCCTTTTTTTGGTATCAAAGGGGCGTCGCAATCAATACATACGTATTTATCAGTCTTTACAGAATTTTCAATCAAAACTTCTTCGTTTGTCACAGAATTTCGTGCCAAAAACAATTGAACCATTGTACTTTTAATATAAAAAATAATATATCTTTAATATATGTAACGGAAAGAGCAGTAACAAAACAATATATCACTGCAATATATCACTGCAATATATCATATTAACCATATCACCAAAATCCAGTGAATAGTAAATTAAAGAAAATATTTGTTCGACAAACTGTAATAATGGGAATTGTATATTTGATTCAACCAGCCGAATTGGTGGGAACAGATCGTGCTAAAGTTGGATGTTCAACAAAAAGTGATTTGAGTCCTGTATTACATTATAAGAAGGGAACCAATTACTTATGCATCTGTTCAACCGAAAATCCGTTAGCATTTGAGAGAGTAATTATTGCTATTTTTAAAAGTCATTTCACAAAAATAGCAGGAAATTTCATGGGAGATATCAATGAAATGCGCAAAATATTCTTACAACAAATAGTGGCACACGACACTTTTACAAAATCCAGCATGATGACTCCCCTCAACAATGAGACAATGGACGACGTTTCTGAAAACAGTCTCGAATCGTTAGCGATACAAAATGAGTATACTACTCGTGGTGATATCGGCGGTTTTGTAAGGGATTTTTTAAGATTTGAAAAAAGATGGGAAACAGGATGCTTCATCACATTGAAAGAATTAAAAGAGTTGTATAGAAATTCAAAATATTACGACGGAAAATTATGGTCATTGAGAAATCGTTTAGAACGTGTTTTTGAAGAAAGTTTAGGGTCAATTTCGGGTCGTAACTTGTTCAGAGAACAGTTTCGATGTAGATCTGATGGTTATTTGTATAGAGATGTGTTCTTGAAAATCGCGAAAAAGTCAGACCCCATTCCATTAGAGCCGGGCTGGTTTGATTTGCCCGGTAATTACTAAGCGATGTTATGAATGTGAAAAGTGTATATGTAAAATACAAGGAAGTGTGGTATCATGTTTTTCGATTGAGTATATCAATAACCTGTTCGAAAAGCATTGCTTTGTCTTTGTTAAGGTTTGAACAGATAACAATTAAAAAATCACTTAAACAAAAAAAAGCAGAATATCAATTGTGTGAATATGAAAAGCAAAACATTCAATCGAGATAAGTTGATTAACACAATAAAGAAAGTTGTTGGAGAAACGCCTATATTCAGTGTCAGTTCTAATTCGATTTCTCTCATAATAAAACACAACCCTTTAGAACAATATATTTGCGAAAACTCTGATAATTTATTCAAGCTTTTGGAGTTTTTTCAAACAAACTTTCGTAATTTGGAGGAAATATCAAAAGATGGTGCTCCCTTTATAACGATTATATTTAATTCCATTACCAAAAAATATTGTATTCAACAACACAAATCGTTTGGATTATTTAAAGCACAGCGTTCGGAGCGTGGTATCACTGTATCAAATGATATAGAAGATTTGATTCTTGTAACAAAATTTTTCAATGGAAAAATAATTGAACGAGTGAATGATTATAAATGTTGTGTTTGTTATGAAAAGGTTACGACTAAGTATGATGAGTTTGAAGATACTTCAAGTATCAAATATCATCCGGAGGGAGTTTATATCAGGTGTATCAGGTGTTTCAACAATTTATGTATTGAATGTATGATGTCTATAGTAAATACTGATAAGAAACTAAACTGTCCCGTTTGTAGACGAAAGCTTTTAGACGAATCTGATGTATTGTATAGTAGAACACATGTAACACATTAAATTGATTTGTAACCATAAGATCCCAATTTTGAATTACAAGAATGACATAATAATCTATAATTTGCTACTTTGTCGTGATAATGTATCCAATCTTTACTCAAATCTTCATTTTTTAATAAGAGTAGATTACGTTCATTTTCAAAAATATTAATATTATCGATAATCAAGTTACGTTCTTTAACGAAGATATCAAATATTTCTTTATACGTAATTGGGTAATGATCCACAGCAATGCCTGTTGTAAATATACCACAATGTTTACAACAACCATTTTCGTTCGTAGTGTGACTCATGTAAAAGTCTTTGCGTGTTCCGTTCCGAATTTCCGTTCTAAAGGCTGTCATAACGTCATCTTTATATTGTTTGCTTTTTTTAAACTTTCCAAAAAGATTTTTAATACACAACACGTAAGATATGTCATCAACCGCTTCTGAGTTTCGGGATTTATAATAAAGAGAAATGTCATTAAAAGGTGGTCGTCGCTGCAAAAATAAATATTCTACATTTTCGATTTTTTTAGTAGGATGGTGCTTCACCAATTCATTTATAATCTTGTTATTTACTCTATCACCAGGATTGTATTTGGACAAAATTGCAGTAACCATCTTCCTTCCTTGCGTCATATTCAATAATGTTCTTTGCAATTCGCACATTTATTTGTAAACGATAAAACTTGTTTTTAAATACAAAAAGTTACCAAATGTTTTTTCAAAATAGAAAATGGTATATTATTTTTAATTTTCTATTCCGCGTATGTTTGCGTCTCTTGTCTATTTCAACATTGTAACATTATATTCGGTTTGATGTCCTTTATAGCGAATCCTACAAAGGTTCGGTATTTTCTATCCCAGGAAGTGAGTTCCCGGAACTCAACGTTTCGGGTATCTTCTGGTCCGGAACGTATGAACCTGCTTAAAGAACCATAAAAAGTTGCGTCTATAGCAAATGGTCGAGACTCATTGTGTGGATTAGACACCTTCATAACATACGGAGGTGTCACTATTGTTGTTGAGTACATCCGTATATACTCTTCATGGGTAAGAACACGTCCTACGAATTCTAGGATGGCGTCGCTCTTGTGGATCGGTCGGCAGCAACTGAGTGTCAGTCCGACGTCGGTTTTGAAGGAGATCCTGAACTCCGATGGATGCATTGCGATCCAATCAGTACGCGGTTGTTTTCGAGGACGTCCCAATTTTTGAGGTTTGAACAAGCAATGTGTTCTGTCTGTTGTTTTTATTTGTCCGTTTTTGGTCAACTCTATACTCTTGTCTATAGACTGATATACTGTGTTTGAGAGGGTAGCCAAGCTATACTGGGTTTGCGACGGATTGATATGCATTGTCCTCATTAGATCTATCAGAAGATCTAATCCATTTACACCTGCTCCGTCGATGATTTTTAACTGCCCGATCATAGGCAGTTCGTCATATCTAAAAAAGGTACCGGGATCGTGCCCGTCGTTCGTCGCAAGGTTGTTGATGTTCCCGTTGATCGGCACAGGGTTGTTGGTGTTCCCGTTGATCGGCACAGGGTTGTTGGTGTTCCCGTTGATCGGCACAGGGTT